TGCACCGGAATTGAAATCGACCCAGAAGCTTTTGACCGGGCCTGCCGCCGCGTCGATGAAGCCGCCCGTCAGCCGGACCTGCTGATCCCCGAAACCCGCAAGCAACCAACACAAGAGGCCATGGACCTATGATCGAATACCACACCGTTTGCATCCGCCCCGTGATGCCATCCAAGCCCCTGTCCAGCACCTACCGCGAAAAGCTGATCGCAAGATTCGGGCGCGTCCCGACATACCAGGAACTTGCCAAACTGGAATCCGCAACCCACCGCATGAGCCTGGAGATTTACCAACCGCAGATGGCGCTGGATAAATCCTTGGAGGCCCGCCGGTCACGCACCAAGGAAACCATCGGCCAGCTTGTCGCCGCTCTGACCCGCCCCATGACCAACCAAGACCTTGCCACGGCCACCGGAATCCCCTTGTCTACCGTTGCCCACCTGATGCTGCGGGCACTGGACGAAGGCGCGGTCAAGCGGGAAAGGATTCAGCGCGTCTACATCTGGGAGCGGGCTGACGCACCCGCTGTCGTGGTGTCGCCAAAACCAGCCGGACCCGACGCCATACCCGTCTCCGTGCGCGGCGTGACCTTCGAAAGCCTGCGCACCTGCGCCAAGCATTTCGGCATTTCGGTGCAGGCGGTCCACGATGCCGTCAAGCGCGGTCGGCAGGATTTCATCGGGTTGAGGAAGCGCACACCCTGACTGCCGGGTAGGCAGCGGTCATGCGGATGGAGCCGGGCTGGTTACCCTATCGCCGCAAGCCGGGCAAGCCGTTAGCTTCGGCGGTGAGGCCCGGCAACTTGAAACAAAACCTGACTTGGGATATATCTTCTGATCATGGCCAACCCGAACCCCAGTCCTGAAACGAGCGTGTTTCCCGCCTATAAAACCGTTTCCGTTGCGGACTTGATCCCATATGCCCGCAACAGCCGCACGCACTCCGATGCTCAGGTGGCCAAGATCGCCGCCAGTATTCGTGAGTTTGGATTTCTTAACCCGATCATCGTTGACGGGGAGAGCGGCATTATCGCTGGCCATGGTCGAGTTCTGGCCGCGCAGAAGCTGGGGCTTGATACGCTGCCGGTGATCGAGGCGGCGCATCTGACCGAAGCGCAGAAGCGGGCTTATGTCATTGCGGACAACCGGCTGGCGCTGGACGCCGGGTGGGACAATGACATGCTCAAGGTCGAGTTGTCTGACCTGCAAGCGGATGGCTTCAACCTGGAACTGACCGGCTTTAGCCTAGATGAGATTGCGGCGTTTCTGGTTGACCCCACCGAGGGGTTGACCGATCCCGACGCTGTTCCCGACGTGCCAGAGGTGCCGGTGTCTGTGCTTGGCGATATCTGGGTTCTGGGCAAGCACAGGATTGCCTGCGGATCATCGACGGACGCGCATACGGTCGAGGCTGTCCTGGCGGGCGTGAAGCCGCACCTGATGGTTACGGACCCGCCCTATGGGGTGGAGTATGACGCAAGCTGGCGGGAGAAGTCCTTCGGCGGCACTGGCTCAGCCAAGGGCAAGGTCTTGAACGACGATCGGGCCGACTGGCGCGAAGCTTGGGCCCTGTTCCCCGGCGACGTGGCCTACGTCTGGCACGGCGCGCTGCATGCGATGGAGGTTACCGAGAGCCTGAAGGCAGCAAGGTTTCAGGTCAGGTCGCAGATTGTCTGGGTCAAGACCAGGGCACCAATCTCGCGGGGAAACTACCATTGGCAGCATGAGCCTGCCTTCTATGCCGAACGCGACCAGGATGAGAACGCGCCGCGCTGGGAGTTCAACCACGAGGCCATGGCGTACGCCGTTCGGGTGGGAAAAACGGCAAATTGGCACGGCGGCAGGAAGCAGACCACGGTCTGGTTTATTGAGCACATCCGGTCAGACACCGGCCACAGCACTCAGAAGCCCATCGAGTGCATGAAGCGGCCAATCGAGAACAACAGCAGCCCCGGCCAAGCCGTCTATGAGCCATTCAGCGGTTCCGGCACCACGATCATTGCGGGCGAAATGACGGGCCGCTGCGTCTACGCCATCGAACTAAACCCGGCTTATGTTGACGTGGCCGTCAAGCGGTGGCAGGACTTCACCGGCCAGACCGCAACGCTGGAAGGCGATGGCCGCACCTTCGCCGAACTCACTCCGGAGCGCACCAATGCCGTCGCTGCATGAGCCAACGCCCGAACAGCGCCACATCGTGCAGCTGCACGCCACCATTGGCACACCGCAGGAGGACATTGCCAAGGTCATCGGCATTGATCCCAAGACGCTGCGCTTGCATTACCGCGATGAGTTGGACCTAGCCTCGGCCAAGGCCAACGCTGTGGTGGGCGGCGCGCTGTTTAACAAGGCCAAGGCTGGCGACACCACGGCCATGATCTTCTGGATGAAGACCAGAGCGGGCTGGAAGGAAACGCATGGGGTGGAGCATACCGGTAGCGTTGACCACAAGCATTCCGCCCGGAACATGACCGACGACGAGTTGGCAGCCTACCTGCGCAATGACAATAACCAAGGCTGAAGCTGCGCAGGAACTGCTTCGCCGCCGCGCAGCACGGGCAAGCCTTGTCGGCTTTGCCAAGTTCATCGAGGTTCCCGGCGCACCCGCTGTTGCAGACGATGACACCGAAAGCTTCCTTCCAGCCGAGACGCCCCTTGCCGCGCACCACGAGTTGATCCTGAACGCCACGCAGCGGTGCATCGAGCGGCCCAACGGGCGCACCATGCTGTTCCTGCCCCCAGGCAGCGCCAAATCCAGCTATGCCACCGTCGTCAGCCCCACATGGGTCATGGGCGCAAAGCCGGGGTTCCGCACCATCGCGGTCAGTTATGGCGCGGACCTCGCCCGCAAGTTCGGCAGGAGAATGCGGTCCATCGTCAAGCAGCCTGCCTATGGCAAGCTGTTCGACACCAGCCTGTCAGCCGAAAGCAGCGCCGCGCACGAATGGGCGCTGGACAACGGCAGCGAGTTCATGGGTGGGGGCATCCTGTCGGGCATCACGGGCAACCGCGCCGACTTCATCGCCATTGATGACCCGATCAAGGGCCGTCAGGACGCGGATTCCGAAGCCGTGCGCAAGTCCACCTTGGACGCCTATCAGGAGGACGTGCTGACCCGCCTCAAGCCCGGCGGAAGCCTGATGCTGACGCAAACCCGCTGGCATGAAAATGACCTTGCCGGTTCAATCCTGCCCGAAGGATGGGCGGGCGAAAGCGGCATGATTGACTGCCGAGACGGGGCAACATGGGAGGTTATATGCCTGCCCGCCAAATGCGAACGGCTGGACGACCCCCTTGGTCGCAAGATCGGCGAATACCTTTGGCCCGAGTGGTTCAAGGATGGGCATTGGACACCGTTCGAGAGGATGCCCCGCACATGGTCAGCCCTGTATCAGCAGCGCCCCGCGCCGGACACGGGCGATTACTTCAAGCGCGAATGGGTGCATGTGGTGGAACAGATGCCGCCGCGCGAAACCATGATGGTCTACGGCGGTTCTGACTATGCCGTCACTGCCAGCGGCGGGGACTATACGGTTCACATCGTCCTGGGGGTGGACAGTCAAAGCCGCATGTGGGTCTTGGACCTGTGGCGGGCGCAGGCAAGTTCGGACAAGTGGGTGGAGGCGTTTTGCGATCTGGTCATCAAGTGGAAGCCGATAGGCTGGGCTGAGGAGACAGGGCAGATCAAGTCAGGCGTTGGCCCGTTCCTACTGAAAGAGCAAGCCTTGCGCGGGGCCTATGTGGTGCGCGAGGCATTCCCTACCCGTGGCGACAAGGCAGTGCGGGCGCAGTCCATCCGGGGCCGCATGGCGATGCACGGGCTTTATGTGCAGGCGGGTGCGCCATTCTTGGAGGCCCTGCTGTCGGAAATGATGAGCTTCCCCGTGGCGGTGCATGATGACCAGGTTGATGCCTTGGGCCTGTGCGGGCAGCTTATGGACCGCATGAGCGCGGGCGTTGACAAGAAAGCGCCACCAGAAAAGCCCGTGCTGCGGACGTTGGACGACATGGTGGCCGCGCCGTTGCAGGTGAAGCGGCGGCGTTGACGCGCGGGCGGGGCTGGGGTATCGTG